AATACTATTTTACTTCATAGAAAGAAAGAATCAAACACCCTTTATACTATCAACGCATTAAATGACTTAATCAAGTCTTTAAACGGAGGAGTATTAGACAACACCTTTCCTATTGATTGGAAAGAGTATCAAAACTGTATCTTATTGACACATTCCGGTGATTTAAAGAAATTAAATACAAAAATATACAAAATAATTACATTATAAAAAACATGGAAAATTTCAATTTAAAAAAATCAAAAAGTTTCTTATTAGAAAGTGAGCAAATACAAGAAGGGAAAACAATTACCGCTTATAATTTTAAAGGAGAACCTATTGAAATAGATTTATCACTTATAGATGCCCTAGCTCAACAAATAGGACAAGCCTCAGGTTATGGGGATTGGCAAGAAAGAGTAAGTAACTTAGATTATAAGAGAGCATTACAATCTTTAGCAAAAAGGGTATTACAATTAGGGGACCTAGAATCAGATCCAATTAAATTTACAAAATAATTACACTATAACTTGGATACCCAAGATATTTTTATTACATTACGCATACAATAAGTTTTAACATTAAAATCGAAAAAGTTATGAATTTGAATCTAATTCAAAGCAAATTAAGCGAGATGAACACTCCTAAGGGAGGATCTCAAAAAGCAAATGAAAAAGCACTAAGCTTTTGGAAACCTACAATTGGTAAGGCCTTAGTAAGGTTTGTACCATCAAACAGAAATCCTGAGAACCCATTTACGGAATTATACTTCCACTATGGAATAGGAAAAAGAACAATTATTTCACCATCAAACTTCGGTGAAAAAGACCCAATCATTGAATTCTCTAAAGAATTACGTAAAACCAAAGAACCTGAAAACTGGAAATTAGCTAAAAAACTTGAACCAAAAATGAGAGTTTTCGCACCTGTTATTGTAAGAGGTGAAGAAGATAAAGGAGTACGTCTATGGGAATTTGGAAAAGAAATTTACCAAGCATTATTATCACTAGCTGCTGATGAAGATGTAGGTGATTTTACAGACATCATGGAAGGTAGAGACATGAAAGTTGAAACAGTAGGACCAGATACTACAGGTACTGCTTACAACAAATCAACAGTTTTACCAGCAATGAAAACTTCACAGTTGAGTTCAAACAACACTGAAGTAGAAAAATGGTTAGAAACACAACCTGATCCTGCTTCATTCTCAAAACGTTATACTTTTGAAGAAATTAAACAATTTTTAGCTGAATTCTTAGATCCTGAAGAAGAAGGTACTAAAACTGAAAGTGCTGGAGATGAATTTTTAGCATTACCTAAAACACAAGCTGCACCTGCAGTAGTACCTCAAGCTAATAAAGCATTTGCTTTAAAACCTAAAGAGACAATCGCCGAAGACGAATTCGAAGATTTATTTAACTAATATATGGCTAGTAAAAAAACAGAAAGCCTTTCCGGTAATATCGGAAAGGCAGTTACTGGGACTTTCTCACTTGATAAGTTTAAAAAAGGTAAAAACCTAGGACAAAGTTCATCTAATTTTAAACCACAAGCATGGATTAAATTTTCTGATCCTGTTTCTGAAATGTTAGAAATGCCTGGTATTCCTAAAGGACATATTACTCTAGTAAGAGGACATAGTAATACAGGTAAAACTACTCTATTGATTGAAGCCGCTATTGAAGCCCAAAAAACAGGTGTATTACCAGTTATTATTATAACTGAGATGAAACATAGTTGGGAACACTGGTCAGCAATGGGATTTGATTTAGGTGAAACTATTGATGAGAATGGAAATAAAGATTATAAAGGTTTCTTTATTTATGCAGATAGAGAATCTTTACAATGTATCGAAGATGTAGCAGCTTTTATGGCTGATCTATTGGACGAGCAAAAGAAAGGTAATTTACCTTATGATCTATTATTCTTATGGGATTCAATCGGTTCTATTCCATGTAAAATGAGTATTGAAAAAAATACTAATTCACCAATGTGGAATGCAGGAGCAATGTCTCAACAATTTGCTAACTTTATCAATCAAAGATTGATTATGTCTCGTAAGGAATCTCAATCATACACTAACACAATGCTTTGTGTAAATAAAGTATGGGTAGAACCAGCACTTATGCCGATGGCTCAGCCAAAACTACGGAATAAAGGCGGTGATAGTATGTTTTTTGATGCCTCATTCATTATTACCTTTGGTAACGTAACTAGTCCTGGTACTCAAAAAGTAAAAGCTACTAAAAACGGTAAAGAAATTGAATTCGCTCTTAAAACAAAAGTATCTTGTGATAAAAATCACGTAACAGGTGTAACAGCTAAAGGTACTATTGTAAGTACAGCTCACGGGTTTATTAAGAATTCACCTAACGAGATTAACAAATATAAAAAAGAACACTCTAAAAACTGGGCTAGTATCTTGGGAAGCGATGATTTCGATATTGTTGAAGAAGAAAACACTGATTTCGTAGGAGTAGATTTATCAGAAATATAAAATGAGTTATAAAGATCTTTTAGATAATATTAAAGAAGATTCACAAACCGAAACCCTACACTTAAACAGTAGGGTTTTGTTAGTGGATAGTATGAATATGTTCCTTCGTAGTTTTGCTGTCATTGGTAGCACAAATACACAAGGTACTCACATTGGTGGTATGATAGGATTCTTAAGATCATTAGCCTATACAGTAAACTTGGTACAACCCACAAGAATCATATGTGTTTTTGATGGACAAGGTAATACTACAAATAGAAAAAATCTATATCCTGAATACAAAGCTAATCGTAAATTAAAACGTATTACAAATTGGAATTCATTTGATGATTTAGCTGATGAATCAGCTTCATTGTCTCAACAAATGTTAAGATTAGTAGATTATCTAAAACAATTGCCAATCTCAATCATTACAATGGATAAATTAGAGGCAGATGATATGATAGGATATTTAGCCCCTAAATTTGATAGTACAGTTATTGTATCAGCTGATCAGGATTTCCTTCAATTATGTAATGATAAAATTCAAGTATACTCACCTATCAAGAAGAAATTCTATGGTCCAAAAGAAGTATATGACGAGATGGGTCTTTGGCCTCAAAATTATATCAATTACAAAGTATTGATGGGTGATAAATCTGATAATGTTCCTGGTATTAAAGGATTAGGTGATAAAAAATTGCAAAAATTATATCCTGAAATCTTTGGGGAAGATAAAGTATCATTAAAGGAAATTATCCAAAAAAGTTATGATAAACACCAAGAACATGGTTTATATGGTGATATCTATAACTTCAGAAAACAATTAGAAATTAATTTCAAACTAATGACCTTGTCTGAACTTAACATTCCAGAATACGATCAAGTAGTATTAGATGAGTTAATAAACGAAGAACCTTACACATTAAATAATCCAAGGTTTTTACAATTACATAAAAGTGATTTATTAGAGAGACAAATATCTCCCAACGTAGAATTTTGGTTATCGAATAATTTTTCGTACCTTACACAGTATAAACACAAAAAATAAAAGTTATATAAATGGTTGCATTCGCTAGTCTAAAGGATTACGGTCCTACTTTCCAAGTTAAGGTTATAAGTTCCTTATTAAAAAACAAAGCCTTCTTATTGAATGTAAGAGACATACTAGATGATGCTTATTTTGAACATCCTGGTCATAAGTGGGTTATTGACGAGACTTTGAAATACTTTGATAAGTACCATACAACCCCTACATTAGATACATTAAAAATCGAGGTTAAAAAAATTGATAATGATGTATTGCAAACTGCAGTAAAAGAACAATTAAAACTAGTTTACACTACTCAATATGATGATCAAGAATATGTTGAGGAAGAATTTGCTAATTTCTGTAAAAACCAATTACTAAAAAATGCCCTAATTGATTCAGTAGATTTACTAAAAAGTGGTCATTACGATGATATTAGAATTTTAATTGATAATGCTTTAAAAGCAGGTGCTGATAAAAATCTAGGTCACGAATACGTAAAAGATTTAGAATCTCGTTATAGAGAATCAAGTAGAAAAGTAGTACCTACTCCTTGGGATGTATTAAATACATTACTTCAAGGTGGATTAGGTGGTGGTGATTACGGTTTAATTTACGGTGGACCTGGTGGAGGTAAATCTTGGGATTTAGTTGCTTTAGGTGCATTTGCTGGTAAAATGGGTTACAAAGTAATTCACTATACTCTAGAATTAGGTGAAGATTATGTTGGTAAAAGATATGATGCTTATTACACTGGAATTTCAGTAAGTGAAGTACATCTTTACCAAGATAAACTTAAAGAAATGATTGGTGAATTTGAACACAATATCATTATTAAAGAATATCCTTCTAAAGGAGCTTCATTAACTACAATCAAATCACATTACCAAAAAACAGCAGATTTAGGTTTTAAAGCAGATTTAATCTTAATTGATTATGTAGATTTATTAAAACCACCTTCAAGACGTAAAGATAGAAAAGAAGAAATTGATGATTTGCATTACGGAACTAAAGGTTTAGCAAAAGAATTAGATTTACCTATTTGGTCTGTTTCACAAGTAAACAGAGCAGGTGCTAAAGATGAAATTGTAGAAGGTGACAAATCAGCAGGTTCATATGAAAAACAGGCCATTGTTGATTTTGGAATGTCGCAATCTCGTTTAAAAACTGACAAAGTAAATGGTACAGGAAGGTGGCATATTCAAAAGAATCGTTACGGTCCTGATGGTATGACATACAATGTTAATATTGATACTTCTTGTGGACATATTGAAGTATTAGACGAGTATGATGATACAGAAGAGTACAAAAACCAACAATCTCAATCAAAATCCACATTTGGAGGGATTTCAGATAGTGAAAAAGGTAATCTCAAAAATTTATTCCAAAACTTTAGTTTAGAAAACAACCAATAATATTTATAGACCCAAACTTAAAAAAATAAAATGATAACAGACAGAAGAGATTTTTACAAACCATTTGAATATCAAGAAGCATTTGATTTCTATTTAGATCAACAACGTTCACACTGGCTAGCAGATGAAGTACCTCTAGCATCCGATTTAAATGACTGGAAACAAAAACTTACTGAATCAGAAAAAAACTTAATAGGTAATATTTTAAAATCCTTCGCACAAACTGAAGTACACGTAAATGATTATTGGTCTTCTAAAGTTTCTCAATGGTTCCCAAAACCAGAAATCGTTGCTATGACTTCTACTTTTGGTTCATTTGAAGCAATCCACGCTCAAGCATACGCTCGTTTAAATGAAGCATTAGATTTAGAAGATTTTAAAGCATTTTTAGAAGATGAAGCAGCTTTAAGTAAAATTGAGAGATTAACCGAAACCCCAATGGATACTCTAAACGAAAGAGCGCAATCTCTTGCAATTTTCTCTGCATTCACGGAAGGTGTTAATTTGTTCTCTTCATTCGCGATTTTAATGTCTTTTCAATTGAGAAATTTAATGAAAGGTACAGGACAAATTGTAGAATGGTCTGTAAGAGATGAATCATTACATTCAAAAGCAGGATGTTGGTTATTTAGAACTATGTTAGGTGAAATGCCTGAACTTAACACTGAAGAATTAAGAAAACAAGTAACTGAAGCTTGTCATTTATCAGTTCAACTAGAATTTGATTTCATTGATAAAGCATTTGAAATGGGTGAAGTAGAAGGTTTAAATAAAGCTCAACTACAAAACTTTATCAAAGCTAGAGCCAATGAAAAAATGGTTGAATTAGGTTATAATGCCGTTTATAATGATATTGACCCAAATTTATTAAAACAAATGGAATGGTTTGGTCACTTAACATCAGGCAAAACACACCAAGATTTCTTCGCAGGAAGAGTAACAGATTATGCCAAATCTACTTCAGATTGGTCAGACTTATAAAAATTAAATAACAACATGAGCGTACAAGTAGACACAACCCACTGGGTTAAAGGTAAGAACTATCCTGAATGGATGGATCAAATAGGATTAGACATAATCTCAAAAGGTTATTTAATGCCAGAAGAAGATGTATTTAAAGCTTTTTTAAGAGTAAGTAGAGCATCAGCTAAAAGATTAAAACGTAAAGATTTACAACCTTTATTTTACGAAGCATTAGTAAAAAATTGGTTGTGTTTAGCTTCACCTGTATTATCAAATATGGGAACAGAAAGAGGAATGCCTATTTCATGTTTTGGAATTGACGTTGAAGATTCAATTGAAGGAATTGCAGGTTCTAATTCAGAATTAATGAGATTAACTTCACAAGGTGGTGGAGTAGGTATTGGTTTATCTCGCATTAGAGGTAGAGGTAAAATGATTAAAGATAATGGTACTTCTGAAGGTATTGTGCCTTGGGCTAAAATGTTTGATTCAACTATCTTAGCTACAAATCAAGGATCAGTTCGTAGAGGAGCAGCATCAGTAAACTTATCAATTAATCACCCAGATATTGAAGAATTCTTAGGAATTAGACGACCAAAAGGTGATGTTAACAGACAATGTTTAAATTTACACCAATGTGTATCAATTGATGATGCATTTATGGATAGACTTGAAGAAAGAGATCCTAAAGCATTAAAACTATGGGGTGAGATTTTAAAAACACGTTTAGAGACAGGTGAACCTTATATTATGTACGAAGATAACGTTAATAACGCTAACCCTCAAGCATATAAAAACAATAACCTTAAAGTAACAATGACGAACATATGTTCTGAAATTGCACTTTACACAGACGAATTACATTCATTTATTTGTTGTTTATCTTCATTAAATCTTGCGAGATGGGATGAATGGAAAGATTATAAATTCGAAAATGGAATGACTTTACCTGAAGTATCTACATGGTTTTTAGAAGGAGCATTACAAGAATTCATTGATCGTGCTAAAAATATTAAATTCTTTGAAAATACAGTAAGATCAGCAGTAAAAGGTAGAGCAATTGGTTTAGGAGTACTAGGATGGCACACATTTTTACAATCTAAAAACTTACCATTTACTGGAATACCAGCAGATACTTACACAAGAAATATTTTTCAATTTATTGAAGAAGGAGCATTAAAAGCTTCTAAAGATCAAGCAGAACTTTACGGAGAACCAGAATGGTGTAGAGGAACAGGTTTAAGACATACT